AGAAAGATACACTCAATTAAGAGAACAAATGCAACCCAATCAAGATAAGGCATGGAAACTTATGTATGAGATTGGTAGAGAAAACTATCCACAATCAGATGTTGATATGGCATGGCACTTACAAAAAAAATACGACAATGTAAATACTATTGCACCAGATAGTTGCTTTCATGTTGCTTACGAGGGAGTAAGAACTGAGGACAAAGTTAATTACGATGGTAGAGTTGTAGAGCAAAAAGGTAGCCCAATAAATATTGAAGAACATTTTGATTTTAAAATCAATGGCTCAATAGATACAGGTAGCAATTCAAGATCAAGTGGGAGTAATTTTGGCTATGCTTATTTTAGAGATGAGTTAAAAGCACAACCAGAATGTAATCCAGATATCAATATCTTAATGCATGATAAAGATAGCAATAACCCCTACCAAAGAAAAATAGTTGAGGCTAATGACAAACACTTAGGTTTCAATCATAGTGGTAGAGATAACGCAACGAGTTATCAAAAAGAATGGGATAGCAAATACTCTATGGATTTAATCGGTAGAGAATATTGTAGAGACAGACAGTTGATGACTTCAAAAGAAAATTACGATCAGTTAATCTTTTGGAAAACTCAAAAATCTGCGTTTGTCATGGCTCATGAAACGTGGGTTAAATCTATCATGGCACAAATGAAAGAAGTTAAGTTAGGTCTTAAAGGATATAAATATCTTGATGAGGCCTTAGAACTTTCAACTGAACTTGGATTAGACATTAAAGACGTTGAGATTGTCCAAACTAATTCAACTGGATTAACTATCTTCAATCCTAAAAATCTAGCTGATAGAATTAAGGGAATGAAGAATGTTAAGAAACAAACAATACAAGAAAAGATATTGGCAAGAATGGAGTATGAAAGACAAGCAAATAACTTAAATTAAGCTATTGACACCCTATCCTATCAATGATAGGATAGGGAATATTAACAAATACAGGAGAATAAAATGTTTACACAATTAGAAAACTTAAACAAACAAATAGTTATAGGAAGTAAGATTGCTATAATTATGGAACAGTCAACTAAATTGATTGAAATAGTAAATGCTAATCAAAAAGAAGTTAACAAATTAAAAGAAGAACTTAAGCAATTAGAAGTGCATACAGATAATGCAATAGACCACAACCATGATAAATCACATCTTGAGGCATAAATAAGATTTGACAACCTATCCTATCAATGATAGGATAGGGAATATTAACATACAGGAGAATATAACATGATACCAAATACACCATTTAAGATTACATACTTTGCAGTTAAGCATGGTAAGTTGATTACAAGAAATGCAACATGGACTGAGAAGTGCAAATACTTTACAAGTAAAGTTGGCAACCATATGATAACATATTTTGATATGGACAAAGACGGCTACAGAACTGCCAAAGGCAGTTGGACTGTGAGGTATTAATGACTGAACTAAATGAAGAACATTTTGAAGTGATAGAGAAGAATAAGATTGAGAGATATGAAAGACAGAAACTAACTTACTTAGAAGATAGAGTTAAGACTTTAGAGAAAGCAATTGAAAGCCATGCTAAAATCTTGGCTAGGTTTCAAATGACTGAGGGCAAAGAGGATTTAAACATTTATGAAACTGTTGGTGGTGGATTTGAAGTGGGGGATAAATCATGAAATATTGTCAAGGGCCGAGTTGCCATACTTATGATACAAGTGACAGGAAACGTGGACCAAAAGGAAACAAGCAAAACCAGACAAGAAGTATAAGCACTTATGCTTATGGAGATAATAGCTTTTGTACATTGACTTGTCAGAATGATTGGTGGTCGGAACATGGTCAACGAGCCGTGGACCATTTTGGAAGATTACATCAACCACTAATACTAACAGAAGAAAATGCATGGAAACAAATATACAATCGCAGACGTTGGAATGATGACAATGAACCAGAATACATAGAATATAATGCTGTAACAAAAGCTGAAAGACCATTGACAACGGAACAGGGATAGTGTAGGATATAGATATATTAACTTATACAGGAGAACATATGAACTTAAGTCATGACAAGATCAAAGCAACTAACCCTTACTCTAATGAGTCAGCAATGCTAACACCAGAAGAACATAAGTTATACATTGAGATCAAGGAACATGAACGAGATGAAGAATATAACGAGATGCAAAAGAAACTATCTAAGTTTAGTAGAATGAATGCAAGTGCATTCATGGTACTACTAGACTAACCGAACACAAACTGTGTACGTCCTGTTGGACGTACACTCACACTCACTTACATATCAATAGAGGTACCAGACCCATTCTCAAACTAGATTGGATTAAGACACCCCATACCCACTTTATATAATAGGGGTCCCACAACTTTAGGTTGAATTGCTTGATTTAGAGAGTTAAAGCTGTTAAATTCATTATGAACATCTATATTGATGCAAAAAAAATTATAAAAAATTTTTATGAATTTAAACCAGATAGACATAAGTAAGTTACCTGCTGATGTAAGAAGAGAATTTAAAACGCTGCAAGTAATGCATGCTGAAAGAAAGATACAAAATAAAGCAAGAGAAGACTTCATGTCCTTTGTCAAATGTACGTGGCCCGAGTTCATTGAAGGCGCGCACCACAGAATTATTGCAAAAAAATTTAATGATCTTGCAAATGGTAAAATAAACCGACTAATTGTCAACATGCCACCCAGGCATACAAAATCAGAATTTGCGTCTTATCTTCTGCCATCGTGGATGGTGGGCCGTAATCCCAAACTCAAGATCATTCAAGTAACTCACACAGGAGAATTAGCCATTCGATTTGGTCGTAAGGCAAAACACTTAATTGATAGTGATGAATACCGAAAAATATTTGAAACTACATTACAAGAAGACAGTAAAGCCGCTGGTAGGTGGGAAACAGCACAAGGCGGTGAATATTTCGCAGCTGGAGTCGGCGGTGCAATCACCGGACGGGGTGCTGACCTATTAATCATCGATGATCCCCATTCTGAGCAAGATGCATTATCTGCAACTGCTTTAGAGTCGGCTTATGACTGGTATACATCAGGTCCCAGACAAAGACTGCAACCTGGAGGTAAAATTGTGCTCGTTATGACGAGATGGAGTAAAAAAGATTTAACTGGAGTTCTGTTAAAAAATCAAAAAGACGTTAAAGGCGATCAGTGGGACGTGGTCGAGTTTCCAGCAATCATGGACCACGGACCAGGAAAACAAAAACCTGTTTGGCCTGAATATTGGAAAATGGACGAGCTTGAGAAGGTAAAAGCAACATTACCGGTTGGTAAATGGAACGCGCAATGGATGCAAAAGCCAACTTCGGAAGAAGGTGCACTTATTAAACGAGAATGGTGGCGTAGATGGAAACAAGATTGGATTCCAGAATTACATCATGTCATACAGTCTTATGACACCGCTTTTCTTAAAAAAGAGACTGCCGATTATTCTGCTATTACAACGTGGGGTGTTTTTTATCCAAATGAAGATTCACCTGCCAATTTAATCTTGTTAGATGCTATAAAAGAGCGTATGGAGTTTCCAGAGTTAAGAAGAAGAGCTTTAGAACAATATAAATATTGGAATCCAGAATCCGTGATCGTTGAACAAAAAGCATCGGGTACACCTTTGACTCATGAACTAAGACAAATGGATATTCCAGTTTCCACCTTTACACCGAGCCGTGGAAATGATAAGCATGTAAGAGTAAATTCGTGTGCGCCTCTTTTTGAATCTGGAATGATTTGGGCACCAGAACAGAGATTCGCGGAGGAAGTAATTGAGGAATGCGCTGCATTTCCACACGGTGATCATGATGACTTAGTCGATGCTATGACTATGGCTGTTATGCGATTCAGACAGGGAGGTTTTATCTCTCACCCCGAGGATTATGTAGAAGAAAAATCAACGCCTAGAAAAAGAGTTTATTATTAATGATAGAAAAAATATTTACAGGTGGTATACCGTTTTTAAAAAAATTGTTGATGAAGCAAGCGATGAAGAAATCGAAAGATGCTTCTGGTATCATGTCTATTAATAAAAATTTAGTAAGGGATGTTGATAATACAGTTAAGAAATGGGTAGAGTCTGCTAAAAGCCAAGGTCAAGACATAGATAAAATGTCTGCACAAGAACTTAAATATTTAATTGAACTTAATAAACCTAAAGGACCAACGATTGGTGGACATCGAGTTATAGATGCATCTTCTTCTGAAGGACAAGGAATTACAAGAGATTTTTTTAACATGTTAGATAGACAATCTGGCAAAAACGTTATTAAAACAGATTTTGGTAAATCTTTTGCAGAAGAAGTAGGTAGTGCTGACAACATTATTAAAAATATAAAAAATATGGAACCAATTGACGCGATGAAAGAAGCAAATTCTGTAATTGGCAGAAAAGGCGTATATAAAAATTTAACACCAGAAGAATCTAAAAAAATATTAAAAGATACTGAAGATCATATCTTTGAAAGAGATATTCCTATTGATCCAGAAGATTTGGCCGACGGCGGTGTTGCAGGATTACTGGGTGAGAGAACGGGATTTAGATGGGGTGGACCACCGGGTGGTGGAGCTACATCACATGGAAGTGGAAG